CGACCATTAGCTTGGCTTTCAAGGAAAACAGAAATACCATATCCAACACTTTATTCAATTTTTATTCAAAGGATAATGAACCTTTCTGATAAAAATTTAACTACAATTAACAAAGTATTAGACACTGATTTTATTAACGATTAATTACAAAAAGATGGCTAAAAGATTTACTGACACTGAAAAGTGGAAGAAGCCCTTTATAAGGGGCTTACAAGGGGCTTATAAGCTCCTTTGGTTATATATCTGTGATGACTGTGACCATGCAGGTATTTGGCAAGTTGATATGGAAGTTGCTGCAATAAGAATTGGTGAAAAAATAGATATAAAAGAAGCAATTAAAAGTTTTGATGAAAAAATTATAATTATTGATAAAGGCAATAAGTGGTTTATACCATCTTTTTTAGAATTTCAGTACCCATCTGGTTTAAATTCAGACAATAGAGCGCACAACTCTGTAATCATATTGCTTGAAAAATATAATTTAAGAATATCTAAAGATAAGCCCCTTATAAGCCCCTCGGAAGGGTCTATGGATATGGATATGGTTAAGGATATGGATAAGGATATGGTTAAAGCAGAAAAAAAAGTAAAATTTAAAGAAAATATTTTATTGACACAAAAAGAGCATTCACAGCTTGTTACAGAATTTGGTGAAAAGCATGTAACTGATTTTTATGAATACTTGGCAGCGTATAAAATAGAAAAATCGTATAAAACAAAATCAGATTACCTAACTATCAAGAGATGGGTTGTAGATGCTATTTTAAAGCAAAATAAGACAGCTTCTCCAAAGATTGGTAATAAGTATCAGAACGAATTAGAAACCGCTAGAAACGCCTTTAAACCAATATAAACGATGATTACCATTTTTAAGAACATTTTTTCCAAGGAACCAAATTATATTTCTGTTGAAGCTGCGTTAAAAAGAATACAGCAGGGTAAAAGTAAAACAACCGTAGAGGAAATTAGAAAAACGATTGATAAGGAGAAAGCAAATAAGATAAAATTAAACCTTCCGTCTATTTGCTTTAGTGGAAAATTTGGAGCAGATAGAACTGATGCCCAATTAATTCAGCATAGCGGTTTTGTTGTGCTTGATTTTGACAATATCTTTGAATTAAGGGAAAAGCAAACTGAAATCATATCAAATTCCTTTGTTTATGCTTGTTGGATTAGCCCTTCTGGAAATGGATTAAAGGCATTGGTAAAAATAGCTAATGGGGCAAAGCATAGAGAACACTTTCAAGCTTTACAAGAGGTTTTCCCCGAAATTGACCGAAGCGGGATTAATGTAAGCAGAGTTTGTTATGAGAGTTATGACACCGAAATTTACATAAACGAAAATGCTGAAGTATTTAAAAAAATTAAGAAAACAGAGAAGGTTGTCGTTTATGAAAAGAATGATGATGATGAAAAGATATTTAAAAATATCGTTACTTGGCTTTCAAATAAAAACGAAGCATTTGTAACAGGGGAAAGGAATAATTTTATTTTTAAATTAGCATCCGCTTGTTGCCGATTTGGTATTAATGAAATGACCGCTAATTCAATGATTCATAGCGAGTTTTTGACTAATTCTGAATTTACAAAAAATGAAGCTAATAGGGCAATTCGTTCAGCATACAAAGCAAATTTGGGTAATTTTGGTAGCGCATCTTTTGATAAAGAAATATTGGTAGATAAGGTTTCAAGAAGGGAAGTTGAAGTTGAAAAAGCTGTATTTGATGAAGGAATAAAATTGAAAGATGTAATATATGGAATTGATGTAAAAGAGCAAGCGTTACGCATTTATGATGAAGGGTATGCTAAAGTAGAAGGCGTTGGAATACCTGAATTAGATGAAAGATTTAAGCCAAAAAGAGGTGAGGTAACCGTTCTTACGGGTATTGGTAACTATGGCAAATCTTCGTTTAAAAAATGGTATCAAGCTATGAGGATAATGTTGTACGGAGAGAAGTTTGCTACATTCTCGCCTGAAGATAATCCGCCCGAAGAGTACTACCACGACTTTGTTGAGATAATATTAGGATGTGATTGTAGTCCTGCAAATACACACAGACCAAGTAAGCAGGTGTATGAGTATGTTTATGACTTGGTTTGTCATCATGTATTTTATGTTTACCCAAAGGATGTATCACCTACGCCTCAATACATAATGGAAGTATTTTTAGAACTAATTGTTAAGGAGAATGTTGATGGGGTTGATATTGACCCGTTTAACCAATTGACAAACGAATATCAAAAGTTTCAAAGAAGTGATAAGTATTTGGAGTGGGTATTGTCAGTGTTTTCAAGATTTTCTCAAATAAACAATATTTTCTTTTGGATAATTGCGCACCCAACAAAAATGCAAAAAGCAGCCGATGGTAACTATCCATGTCCTGATGTATTTGATTTAACCGATGGAGCTATGTGGAATAATAAGATGGATAATATCCTTGTGTATCATAGACCATTTGCGCAAACAGACCCGCAAAACCCATCATGTGAATTTCATAGTAAAAAAATAAGAAGGCAAAAGATTGTTGGTAAAAAAGGCTTTATTTTGTTCCAAATGTTTTTCCAAACTAGAAGGTTTTTATTTAATGGATTGGATTCATTGCAGAAGATTATAAACGATAAAAATATAATTTTAAGACCAGATGTGGCAGTTCAAAAGACATTTGATAATTGGGTACCTTATAAGGATGACAACGGAGAAGATGTAAATTTTTAATATAAAAACAAAAACAATGATTAGAATTTCTGTAATCGGAAGATTAGGACAAGACGCAGTCGTAAACAATGTCAATGGTAAAAGTGTAATTAATTTTTCAGTAGCTTACAGCGAAAAATTTAAAAACCAACAAGGAGAAGATACCGAAAGAACAACTTGGGTTTCTTGCGCCTACTGGACAGATAAACTTAATGTATCCAACTATTTAAAGAAAGGAACGCTAGTTTATGCAGAAGGTAAGCCTGAAGCAAAGTCTTATCAAAACAATAAGACAAATGAAACCGTTCCTCAATTACATTGTAGAGTATCAACAATACAATTATTATCAAGTAGTAATAAAGAAGAAAACAATTTTTAATGTATATTCACGAATTAAACAACCCAATAGATGTCGAAACTCCACTTGGATACGGAAAAGCAATTGCATGGATTGACTACGGAAGTGACACAAACACTGTTTGGAAAGTCATATTATACCACAACAGCATGGTGCGGAACTTTTACGATGACGACATTCTTGTTTACCCCAATAAAATGGACGGTGGGGAATTAGATAAAGATTATTTCAAAAACAAAAAATAATGGCAAAACTAACCAATTCATCCAAAGTTACATTTGGAACAAAAAAATCAGGGAGAGCAAAAAAATCTTACAATAAAAGTAATCCAAGACCAAAGGCTTACCGAGGTCAAGGGCGTTAATTAATTAAAAAACACAAAAATTAAATTAAAAATGAAATTTAAACCATTAAACAAAAGGGTATTAGTAAAGCTTGACGAAGCAAAAATGCAAACAGATGCGGGAATCTATCTTCCGCAAACAGCTCAAAATGATTTTTCAACAGGCAAGGTAATTGCTGTTGGAACTGAAGCTGCGCTTGTTAAAGAAGGCGATAGAATAATGTTTGCCCATAGCGTAGGGGTAGATATTGAAGTAGATGGGGAGAAGTTAAGGCTAATCCCAGACGAAAGTTATATTGACGCTGTGATTTAATTTAAAAAAATGCCTTCAAAATTTTTGGGGGCATTTTAATTTTTAATAAATAAAAAAGTCTAATTTTATGCCATATATGCAAGCACAACCGGTAAATCATATTTTTTTAAGTTTAACAAAGCCTATTCAAGATACAATTAAAGTAGGTGATTTAGAGTTATATCTTGACGGGTCGTATAGACCTGAATGGAACGCTACAGTAGTAGGTGAAATTTATGGATTGCCAAAAAATCCAAAAGGAGATAATTCCAAAGTTGTTTCTAAATTAAAAAATGGAGATAAAGTTTTATTTGATTATTCCGTAGTTGCAGAAAGAAAATTTGAATCAGATGGAGGAAGTTTTACGGAAATAACAAAAGATAGCCCTTATTATCAAAAGTTTACAAATGGCAAAGGAGAAAGATTACTTATTGTAGCAATGCCGGGGAAGATAACTCATATTTGGGTAGGTACATTGCATGATAAAAGAGGTAATTTTGTTGACGGATGTCAAGGTTCTGAACATGATTTAAGTAGATGGAAGTCTCAATTTAGTTTTGGAGAAACGCAAAAGTTCTTATTTAAAAACTTAATTGACATAAACGATAAAGATGTTTGGAAAGCTGACTACAGGGACATTTATGCTAAAATAGTTAAGGATGAACTTATAACAGTTGGGGATAGGGTTATTTTAGAACCAATTGATGAAAACATACCAAAAGATGTAATTAAGCAAATGGGTATTGTTGATACCATTGAAGCAAAAGTGAGGCTTGGCGATAGAGCTAAAGTGCTATCAGCGCCAGAAGATTCTAACTTAAAAAAAGGAGATATAATTGGTTTTGAGCCACAATATCTTGAGAAATATGAATATGGAAATAAATCTTATTATTTAATAAAATCCCATAGAGCATTGGGAATTTGGGAGGAAAATTAATATGGCATACAATTTAAACGAGATATATAATTTCATGGTCTTTATTGTGCGTAAAGAAAGAGGTGTATTTGTTACAATACCGGAATTTGAGTCAACACTTGATAACGCACAAATAGAAGCTGTATCAGGTTGGTTTGAGCAGTATGGCGCAACGCAAAAGATTCATGACGCAATTAGAAAGCTTCGTTCACAAGTTCAATTTACTTCTGCGTCAGACGGGCAGGTTGATTTCGTTTCTGATTATTTACATATGATTGGGGGCGCATATACCGTTACAGGTAGTAGTGTAAATCCAGTAAGATTTGTAAACGAAGACGAAATAGCATTAGCTTTAAAAAGTCAATTAAGACCTGTAAGCACATCGTTACCAATAGCAAAGGATACGGCAACCGGATTTCAAATATATCCACAAGTTACTCAAACCGGTTTTTATAATTACTTGAGAAGACCGTTAAAGCCTGTTTATGGATATACCACTTCTGGAAGAACAATAAATTACGACAACGCTACAAGTACACAATTAGAATTTACGGATGTTTATATTAATAATATTATTTCAATAGCATTAAAGTTTTGGGGCATTAATATGGCTGAACAAGACATACAGGCATTTGCACAAAATCAAACGCAAGAAACTAAATAAAAATGGCTAATAGCACTAAATACCTTTTGGCTGAACAAGTACAAACCCGACTAGCCGGCGGATTCAGGGATGCAAGTCAACCTGTACAAAATGTAGATATAGTTAAAGCGATAGAACAAATTATCAACTCTATGTTTCAAATGCAGTATTACAATGCTACATTGCCAACAGGAGAAACTATTCCAGATAATTTAATGATAGCTTTTTATGAAAATATACCTGTAACAACTCTTGGCGATAAATCGCAAGCCGAACTACCAATTATTCCAATTTCTTTACCAAGAAATATGGGTGTTTATAGAGTTACAGACGATAAAGATAATGATTTTATTCCTGTCCCATTAGGGCAAGGAGCATTGTTGAGAGCTGATAAATTATTAAATGATTTGCTTGGTAATGTTTGGTTTGAAATAAGAAAAAACATTGTTATTTTTTCAAAAGATATTTTATTGCTTGGCATTGATACGGTGAATATGTATTTGATTGTAATGGATATATCATTGTACTCAAACACTGACCCATTAC